CGGACGCAGCAGTCATAAAGCTGCTAATTGTTTTGCTAAATCGACTAAAACTGGTAAGGCTTTGTCGAAGGAGTCGTCACCTGTATTTCAATCTAATCATGTTTTAATCGCTAACCCCGATCTTCGGAACCAGTCTTATGGCCCAAGGCAAGTTTATGCTAAGAAAGTTGTTGAACCTGGTTCATATCCCCCTCCCGATGCTAATAGCACGTCAAAACGTACATGGCATTTTAATGGTATAAAGTATATAAAAATAGGCCGTAAGCCGAATGCTTACTGGTCAAAGGAATAAGGGAACAGCGGTTGTGGCTAGTATTACCCACAACCCCCGTTCCCCGTTCCCCAAATTAAAAAAAATTAAGTAAACGTAAAAAAAAAAATTTTTTCCCGAGTTCGTATATTTTTAATGGACGCGCGTACAATTTTGCGCGCGCAACCTCTGTGCCCCTATGTTTGTGTCACAAAACAAACATAATCATTAAATAATGCCTGCATTAAATAAAACAAGGTCTATGACCTGGACTCTTAATAACTATACACCAGAGGATATAGAGCATATTAAGAATGGACCCTTTAAGTTCGTTGTCTTCCAGCAAGAAGTCGGCGCTAGCGGAACGCCTCACTTGCAAGGGTACTGCCAAATGGGAAACCCAACAGGATTCAATACTTGGCGAAAGCTCATTAGCCCCAGAGCTCACTTTGAAGCGTCCAAGGGATCTCCTAGAGAGAACTATGAGTATTGCACCAAGGAAGCGAGTCGCGCCGCAGGAACCGAGTTCTTTACCAGAGGAGATATCCCTACACCAGGCCATCGAAGCGACATCGAGGGATTGGTTTCACTCGCCAAGGACCCCAACAAGCGAATGCGAGACCTCGTCGACGCAAACGGAGAGGCTTTCCTTAAGTATTATAAAGGACTCGACCGAATTCGATCTATCTTTTCGAAGCCCAGAGACTTCCCCACTCAAGTATATTGGTTGTATGGATCTACCGGAACCGGCAAGTCAAGATTGGCACAGCAGCTCGCCCCCGAAGCCTACTGGAAGCCCAATGATAAGTGGTTCGATGGATACGATCCCAATGAACACGAAGATGTCATCATTGATGACTTTAGAGCGTCTTTCGCGCCCTTTAATTTCATCCTCCGACTCTTCGACTGCTATCCAATGCTCGTCGAGATTAAGGGAGGTACTGTCAACTTTAGACCTCGTCGAATTTTTGTTACCACTTCCAAGCATCCTAACCAGACCTGGCTTGCAGCAGGCGAAGAGAAGTTGGACCAGCTTTTACGCCGCCTTAAAGTCATTGTTGAATTTTTGCCTGGAGGAATCAAACGATTCGAGAAAGGATCTGCAGCTGACCTCGAAGGTGCTGGAATTGTGGAGCCTCTTGACCACGTTGTTGGAGGAAATCCGACCCAAGAGGAAGAAACTTTAGAAGATGATTTTTTGCATGAATTAGATGGTTTAGAGTTTATTTAATTAATTAATGAATTTTTAAAAATTATTCGTCTGATAACCCTTTGGGTTGTATCGGATTCATATGATCTCCTTCGTTGTATTCCATATTTAAATATGCTTCATCGCTGAGTAGATTTTGTTCGAATGATTGGTAAGGTTTTTGGTAAGGCATCATTCGGCATTTGTGATGTTCAGTACATGTGTGCGCTAATTGGCCCGGTAGGTGTCCAACCCCTGCTATTTCAGTAAAGTCTTCACTTTTTCGAAAGCCAAGGTCACTCCATGCTCTGACCGCAAGTAATTTAGTGAATAGAGGTATGAGCATTGCAGGTCCTTGTGCTGCTCCGTTGCTTAGAGCAGCAGTACTTGTACTGTCGTATTGTCCTTGTACAACATTCCAAGAAGATTCAGTGAAACTGAATGGGTCCAGGATGACTTTGTGGATATATTTGTCTCCTGGTTCAAGAACAACTTTAACGGATTTACCTACTAGATATTTGAGATGGGTTCGGTTACTATTCTTGTTGATTCTGAAATCAATGTCGTGTTTATAATCTTGGTGTACGTTAGCTTCCGTTACAGTCTCGTCGTATTGTGGATAGCGACTATTTCCAAGAGGCAAATTGGATTTGTAATCAATTGCAACGTCTTCCCATATAGGTCGAGATCTTAATTTATTAGTTGTACCCACAATTCGTTTAACACCTTGTTCAACATTTCGAGGTTGTAATTCCCAAAGTTCGATATGAATTTTTACTTCACTTACATTAATAAATGTGTGTGTTTGGTATCCTCCGTGATAGTCAAATGTCATGCCTGTCCAAGCATGCATAGCACCAGGTGTTTCAGTTGAAACTGTCAAATCTGCTTGTGTGTTTATATTGCCAGCCGTTGTTGTTGGACGTGCAATTAGTGTTGATTGGACGTCGTTTCTTATATCACCAGCTTTGTGAAGCAGTTCAGATACTGACATTCCGAACCCATCATACATCCAAGCATCTGTGAAGGTGGTACCTTGTCCTCCGTAGTTGTGCATTGGAAGTGCGACGAATTCAGCCCATCCTTGTTGGCCAGGGTCCCAGTGTATGTTTGTACAGCTTCCTTGTTTTTCGGAGAATCCAGCAATTGGGTTATCGCCTTGTCTTAAGTCCCAGCGGTTTCCATATCCTGTACGTTTATACGAGAATATTGGACAAAGTATATCCATCAGTCGTTTGAAACCAAAAGGTTTACCAATTTTTCTATTTTTAGTATTAGAAACGGTTGTTACCGTTTTCTTTTCTCCTTGTGTTGAGTACGAAGGCCTTGACATTACAGGTAAACTTGGTTTTTCCATAGCAATTACTTCTTTAACTTCTTTGGAAACAGCAGCTCCACCAACTTTCTTTTTATATTTGGGGACTTTGGCCCCCCTTTGGTATTTCATACCTCCTCTTACTCCTGCTCCTCTTGCCATTCTTCATAAATAAATAATTAATTTATGAAAAATGGCCAAGAAAGGACGAAAGTATGGAAGAGGCTTGCGAAAGTTTGTCAAACCTTTCGTTAGAGTTGCTAAGAAGCTTAATCAGGCTCGTCTTAAGTTTAAGAAGCGACATCCTACAATTTATAAGATGGGTAAGGAAGCCTTGTATTCTAGCGCTGCAGGCGCTGTGGGACTTGGCCCGGAATATGAAGCAGCCAGAGGCGCCTATAATTCCTACAGGGATGTCAAGAAGCGTGGATGGCGCAGTAAATACCAAGCCCGTAATGCTGTTTACACAGCAGGAAATGTCGTCGCAGCATATGAACCTTGGAAGAAGTGGGGCAATGCCTATACCACAGGTAGGTCTCTTGGACGTAGAGCCGTTGGTATCCGATCATAAAACAAATAGTTGTTGTGATTACTAATGGTGTGTACTAGATGCGGACGCAGCAGTCATAAAGCTGCTAATTGTTTTGCTAAATCGACTAAAACTGGTAAGGCTTTGTCGAAGGAGTCGTCACCTGTATTTCAATCTAATCATGTTTTAATCGCTAACCCCGAT